TGGAATGCCAGACCTTTGAGCCGTACCAGCTTCCGCAATGTCCGCAGCGGATTTTGGAAGAAAATGCGTGGACGCTGCTGTGATAATTCTTGCCACGGCCACGCTTGGTCATCTCACGCTGGACCATTGCGAAAATCTCCGGTGAAATAATGGCTTCATGGTTATCCTCAACGTAGTACTGCGGGATTTCGCCCTCGTTGACCTTAGTCTTCTTGGTCAGGAAATCCACGGTGTAGGACTTCTGAAGGAGCGCATCGCCCTTGTACTTTTCGTTGCTGAGAATGCTGCGGACGGTGGAAATGCTCCATTTCTCCTTTCCACCGGGAGTCGGGATTCCGTCAGCGGTCAGTTTCTTGGCAATGCCGTGGTAGCTCATGCCCTGCAGGAACATGGCGTAAATCTGCTGGACGATGACTGCCTGCTCAGGATTGACTACCAAGTTTCCGTCCGGGCCACGGTCGTAGCCGAGGAAGCGGTTAAACGGAACGGTGACCTTACCGTCGGCAAAGCGCTTTCTCTGGCCCCACGTGCAGTTCTCGGAAATGCTACGGCTTTCTTCCTGTGCAAGGCTGGACATGATGGTCAGGAGCAGTTCGCCCTTCCCATCAAAGGTCCAGATGTTTTCTTTCTCGAAATACACCTCGATGCCTTTTTCTTTGAGCTGGCGAATGGTGGTCAGGCTGTCGACCGTGTTACGGGCAAATCGGCTGACCGATTTGGTAACGATAAGGTCAATCTTTCCGGCCAGCGCATCGGCTACCATGCGTTTGAAGCCTTCACGGTGCTTTACGCTGGTGCCTGTTATGCCCTCGTCAGTGTAGACCTCGACAAACTCCCAATCGTCTCGGCTCTTGATGTAGTTGGTGTAATAATCAATCTGCGCAGCGTAGCTGGTGAACTGGTCATCGTGATCAGTGGAAACACGGGCGTATCCGGCCACACGGCGCTTCTTTAATTCTGTAATCGGCGTCGCCGTAAAGCGGGTCAGCGATGCCGGTATGGTGGTTACTTTCTTTTGGACGACCAATGTTTCTCACTCCTTATCTGTTTCATTCTCTGGCTCATGGCTTCTCGGCGTTCCTCAGTGTATTTGCCCTGCATGGACTCCGAGAATTTTTTGTGCCTTTCTTCCGTCCAAGGTGTGCCTTGGCGCTTGGTGTTGTACTGGACCACCGGCTCCCGCCCATCAAAGAAGTGGAAGGTCAGCTTCATATCGTCAAAAACGGAAATGTACTCAACCTGTTCTTTGAAGGCATCCGCATCGTGTTCCGTAAGGCCCATCACTGAAGCGGTGATATCCTTGAGTCTGTCTTCACGAATGCCGGTGGTAACGCAGTCGCCGGAAGTCGGGCAGCGCCAATAATGCATCTTGCCGCCATTCGCCGATTTGCTGGGTTGCGTATTTCTTCGGAATGTACTGCCGCAGTGTTCGCAGCGGATTCTGGTGGTAAACTCGCAGAAGCGACCGTCCGAGGCGTTGGCCATGTAGTTCTTTATCCACTCACGCTGGCGGTTTTTGTGTTCATCCGTCCAGCAGTCTTTCTTTGCTGTGGATACCCATTCCTGCAGGGCCGTGGTGCCATCATAAAAATGGAACTCCAAAACCTGACCTTCCAGCACCTGAATGTGATCCACACGCTCAAGGAAAATGTCCTCATCAAATTCATCCAGCCCAAGCGCCGTAGCGCAGGCTTCACGGAGAACTCGCTCCGGGATATCCTTGTTGGAGCAACGACCACCTTTTTTCTTTGTGGTGCCGCAGCCCCAAGTGACAATCGTATCGTCGTAGGTGGAAGTGTGCTTGGTGCGGTTACTGCGCTGATTGCGTACATAACTGCATCCGCAGTGGCAGCATTTGAGCTTGCTGGTAAAGCAGGTAATGTTCAGGGACTTATTTGCAAAAGCGCCCAGCTCCTTACGTCGGGCAATCTCTGCCTGTACATAATCGAAGGTCTCTTTGTCGATGATGGCCTCGTGGGTATCTTCCACATAGAACTGAGGCAATTCACCACGATTCTTTTTGCGTTTCTTGGTCAGTGGATCTTCGATGTATTCCTTTTGCAGCAGAAGGTTGCCGGTGTAGGTCACATTCGTAAGGACCACCTTAATGTTGGAATCTACCCAGCGTTTACCTTCTCTGGTGGTAATGCCTTCTGCAGCAAATTCTCGCTCAGTTTCAAGGCGGGACTTCCCATCAAGGAAGTTTTGAAAGATGCGTCGCACAATGGCTGCTTCCTCCGGTACGATGACCAGCTGTTCGCCTTCCCAGCGATATCCGAACACTCGGAAGTGGCCATTGGGGATGCCTTGCTCCATGCGCTTGCGAGTGCCCCATTTGACATTGTTGCTCAGGCTGATAACTTCTTCCTGCGCAAAGGAGGCCAGCAGCGTCAGCATGACCTCGCCATCGCCGGAAAGCGAATTGATACGCTCTTTTTCAAAGCGGACCTCGATGCCCAGCTCCTTTAAGTGGCGGACGGTCTCCAGAAGGTCCACGGTATTTCTCGCAAAGCGGGAGATGGACTTGGTAAGGATAATGTCAATTTTGCCATCCTCGCAGTCTTGGAGCAGCCTTTGAAACTCTGCTCGTGTAGATTTAGTGCCTGTGATGCCATCGTCAGCATATACGCCAGCATATTCCCATTCGGGATTGCTCTGTATCAGTTCGCTGTAGTAGCTGACCTGAGCTGATAAAGAGTGCTGGAGTCGCTCGGTTTCCAATGAAACTCTGGCGTATGCAGCGACCTTTTTTCGACTCGGCAAGGTCGGCATCAACGGCTCGATTTTGTTGATTTTTCGCATAAAATCAGCTCCTTTCCGCTACTATATATCACTCTAAAAGCGATAATTATCAAGTCAATTCTGCGAATAATGTACCCAATAATGGCCTGTATTTTTCCAGCATTTTTGTATCAATTATGGCGTATTGTTCCTCGGTGATCAGGCCCTTTTTGAGCATGCCATCAAAGACATTCATGGTGGCCTGATAGAGCTTTTCACGCTCGAACTGTTCCTCAGTCATGGCAATCACCTCCGAAGCGGTCAGCGATATAGCAATCGTGAGAGCAGTATTTTCTGTGGTCGTTTCCGTAGGCTGTAAAGGGCCTGCCACAGTGAGCGCAGGTAAAGGAATAAAATGCCTTGCGATTGACCTTATCCAGATGGCTGTTCCACCAATGGGTACGGCAGGCATCGGAACAGAACTTCACAGGCTTTCGGCCCGGAGTCTGAGTCAGCTGCTTTCCGCAGTTGCGGCAGCAGTTTGGGTCAGGTCGTTCCTCTATATGCACAGTGGCCTTGGTGCCGGTGAGCTGATTTCTGCGGCAGAAGGCCGATACCTGATTCTTGGTCAGGCCCAGAGATGTAGCGATGGTGGCATATCCATAGCCCTGTTCACGCAGAGCAATAATCTGGCTTTTTTGTAAATCCGTCATAGGGTTTCCTCCAATCTGAGGAGGTGCCTCCTCACTCCCTTTTGGAGATGGGAGAGCCGTTTTGACGAACTTGCGCACAAAAAAATAGGGCCTGCCGGATGAATCCAACAGACCCTAAGTGCCGTTATATCTTTGTAGCGTAGTCAAGAGAAATCCAACCGGCACCGCTTTTCAGCTTGCCCCACTTGGAAGCGCCAGCACCGTCAGACTCCGCAATGATGGTGAATACACCAGCGCCGGTGAACTGGCCGGTCTTACCGTAGTTGGTACCGGGACCTTTGCGGATGTTTAAATTCGTGATGCGGATGCGTACACGGTAAGGCTCGAAGGCCGCTTCGGTTTCCGTTTCCACCTTGGCAGCGGAAGGAGCGTAGACCACATTGCCATCGTTATCAAAAACGCTGTAGCCGGTGTTCTCATCGGCTTTGGCCTTGGCATTGGAGAGAATACGGTAAGCGCCCACCTGAGATTTGCTGTCAGCCCATGTCTTACGGACACGGTAATAGCCGGAGGTCAGCTTCTCAGGATATTCCTTAGTTGCAGTATCGCTGGTATCGGTGGGAATTTCCTCGCCCATAGCAGCCTTGACTGCCTTGCGGAAACTGTCCATCGTGTAGCCCATGCCCAGCTGCTTCCAGAGATGTTCCGGGTCACCGTGATTGCTGGCAATGCCACGCTTATAACCTTCCGCATGGCTGACGATAATGCCATCAGCAAGTGGATCAAGGTCATACTCGCTGCAGAGAAATGCAAACAGCTCCACCGCCGCCTCATAGGTGCGCTTTGCCACGGCCTTTGCAGTTGCTGTATCGGAGCAAGTAAAGGTAGCGCCGCCAGTATACTTGATGCAGGCAGGCTCACACATTTCTACGCCAATATGCGTATTGTTGG